CCTTGGTAAGTGCATTCATGTCGCGCATAAGTGAACGCAGCTCAATGGACATTGCAGCTTGTTTTTGGAAAATATCAACCGTCAGGCGGCTCACCTCTTCATTATCCTCGATGTTGGAGTTCGACAACTCTTTTTGTTGTTTAACCAGGTCACGCCGTCTGATAGCAATATCAATTTCTTTTTGAAAATTCTCCTCTATAAGTTTCTGAGCTTCTTTCAGTGCTGCAAGACGCTCTTTTTCCGACAATTCAATATCGCGGCCCTTGAAACGTAATTCGGCAATTTTAGCCTCGCTGGCAGCAATCTGTTCATTAACTTTTCGTTCCTCTATACGAAGTTTAAACAACTTATCTTCAATCTCGGCACGTTTCCGGGCATTGTCGGCCATCTCCCATCCCCAACGCGCGAGCTTCGCGCCTGCATCATCAACACCCAGCTGAAATTGCAGCATTGCGTTTCCCATCTCAGTGAGGCCTTCCTTCCAGTCCTTTGTAAACATCTTTCCTATCGCCGATGCCATCTTTCCTAAAGCCTCGAACCGGTATATTACCTGCCCCTTTAAAAAATCAACCAGGTCACTTAAGGCTTCTTTCGGATCAGTAAAGGCTTTGTAAATAAATTTCCCCACTTTATCGACTACATCAAGCAGGCCGTCAAGGATTTGTTTAAAATACCCTGATGCTTTTGCCAAGGAATTCTGCCCTTCCTCGGTGCGGCGAAACCAGCTGGTGAGGGCCATTAAACCTGCAGCAATGGCGGCTATAACTACGCCGATGGGTGTAGCAATAAATCGCATGGAAGCACTGGTCATTCTTTCAATACCGGATACGGTTGATCCGATGGGCCCGGGAGCAGCTTTCAACGAATCAATAAATCCCATATTAGCCGTCTCGGCCTCGGTAATGCTTTTCGAGAGCTCTGTCATCTCTCGTTGCAATTGTCCACCGGTACTGGCACGCTCGGCAGCAGAAAGGTTCTTGTATTCTTCTTTTAAGCGGTTAAGGCGCTCGGTCATTTCAGCAATTGAACCAGATACAAGTTTGTTCAATTCAATTTCCTTCCCTACCTGGTTCTGCAGATTGGCAGCCTGCGATTGAAGCTGCATCTTTTCCACAGCCAGGGCAGCCATTGCCTTTTGATAATCTTGTGAGCTTATTGCTCCTTCATTCAGCTTTTTGTTCAGAAGTTCCTGTCGTCGCGCATTCTCGTCAATCGCGGAATTCACCTTCTGCAGGACCATAGCCTGCAACTGTGTTGACTTAGATAATGCCTCAAAAGCCACGGAACCGGCGCCGGTAAGCCTGCGGAACTGGTCATCAATCGCCTTGCCTTCGCCCCTTATCGTTGCGCTCACTTCTTTCATCTTGTTATCAACGTCGCCCTTCAGTACAAATTCAATATCAACAGGCCCTATTCCCATTTTTTTAGTATAAAAATATTGCCAAATCAGCTTCATTTTCAATAGGCTTTCCGCGCCGTGGCGTATCGCCTGTAACATAATGCGGAGCGTCTGCTATCATCATCTGTATGTTCATCCAGCTGATACCCCAAAGGATATAATCCACACTCCAGCCGGTCGCAGAGACAATGCTCCAAATTGTACCCCACGGGCTATGAAGACCTTCCATCCGGCCTTTTAACTCCCGTTTTTCTCGTGGCTCAAATTCCTCGGGGCTGTAGCTTTCATCCGCATCGCCCCTATTAATCTGATAGTAGTCGTAAAATCCTCATAACCTGAAAAGGCAACGGCAACAACTGTAATCTCTGCCATCTTCCTGGGTGTAAGGTGCCAGATCAGCCATAGGGCCATTATCCTGGAAAACAGTCTTATTCCCCATTTTGAGTTCAAAAAAAGTACAGCTATAATGCGCGAGAGCGGTTTCAGGTATTGATCATAAAGCGCATGCACTTCGGCAAATTCACCGGTTTCAAGTTTTGTAACATCAAATCCGGCTTTTAAACTTAACTGTGCAACGTGTAACAATGTCCCATACTTAGGCTGTCTGATTTTAAGACCGATTTCAGGCCAGAATGGTCTTAAAAAAAAAGGGGCGGGCAATTTTACCCTCACCCCTTTTTCGAGAATTGTTTCGGCTGCAAGTCGCTCGGTTTCATTCATACTATGTAATTTGCTCCCAGTTTATCGGGGATGTTTGAGCTTTGGTGGGCGTCAATATCCTTGCCTCAATATCAATAAGCAATACACCCTTTTTCCTGAACTGAAAATTCTCCTTCGCATAAATTTTCACCCTGGGAATTTCAATTTTCAGTCCGGTTTTTGTTATGATTTCAACCGATTTCTCAATCGGATCTTTTGCCACCGGCGAAAAATAAACGCCATTACTTACCGAACCACCCAACACCTTCACAACCTCACTGGGATCAATGTTCATGATCTTCCACCTCACACGAGCCGCTCCTTTCACTTCAACAACTTCCTCCGGCTCATCGTTTTCTTCCGAGTAAATCTCAGTAATTTCCGGATCATCACGTACCAGTTCGGCAGTGTCCTGAAAGGTTACACCAAGAGGGGAGAGTGTTTGCCCCATGCCGCCATCTTCTGCAATATCGCCAATTTTGATCGAAGTCAACCCGATGCTTCGTATTTCACTCATGTTGTTGAATTTTTAGGTTTGTGCAACAGTATCCTGTACTATAGCCAGCAATCCTTCACCTCCTTTGCGCATGGGGCGTCCGCCTGCACGTACAAGGAAGCTGTAAATGTCACCATAATAGGTGGGATCACTGATGTTATCAAACATATTCACCTCGCCCAGCGCGCGGCAAACACTGTCAATATGCCATGCCAGAACCGCACCGTGGTCGGTAGTTGTACCGGGTGCTGTCCATTCTTTTGGAGCTAGGTTTGAATTATATCGGCCGGATTTTGAACGCATCATAATATTGAATGTCCACAGTTTTCCTACAATACCCTGTGCAATGTTTGCAGAAGCAAAGAATGCATGTGATTCTTTATCAGTTAAACTGTCAAGCAATTGTCCGTACATAACGGCATCAACTAACATATACCGGTCCTCCTGCGGAATGTCCTGCTTGTTAAACTGGTTCATTGCTGCGAGAATGTCATCCTGCACAAAGGCTTTCCTGTTGCCCGTTGATCCTGAAACATGAGCCTCAACCGAATCGCCTGTTGTCCTTTTAGTATAGGATGACGATGGTGACCATTTATATACTATATCATTTGCTATTTCCTCTGCCAGTTTTCGCCTATCGCCGCCCAGTATACTCTCTCGTTTATTATAATTCAATTCAATGGTATCGGCATGAGGGATGCGAATAGGATCAGTGGTGAATTCATCCAAATCAAAAGTCAAATCCACATCATCCCGGTGTTTTACCATAGCCGGAAAATTTTTGCGGTTTTTAACCACATTACTCGGACTTCCCGCATTTGGAATGTGAACGGTTTTACCGGCTTTAACAAATTCATCGGCATTAAATGCTTTCGAAAGGAATGAATCATCTGCAAACAGCCTTTCCACTATTGCACTCATCCAAATTTCCTTTTGCAAAGCTATAGGCAACGCTCCGGGAATATTTGGAAGTGCAAATGAAAGAACAGATCCAACACCCATTACGGCAACTGGATTAAACCCTGTGGCAACAGCAATTGCTCCGCCAACAAATACGTTGAATAGCAACGCGGTAAAAATCATCAATACTTTCTTCATTGAATCAGCTTTTTTAGTTAATAAACGTTAGGTAGGAATTTCGTACATCGGCAAAAAAGCGGCCCCGTCGAAAACGAAACTCATGTAGGCAACCTTGCCGGAACTTACGGAAATGCTCACTGGTGTGGCGGCGAAGCCGGTACCGAAGGTAATAGCCCGTGCAGCGCCTGATGCTGCCAGTTTCAGATGCAGCTTTGCACCCTTTGTCACCTGTTCATCAATAGTCAGATTAATGGTAAGATTTCCGGTCAGAGCGCCCGGTTGCAAAAAAGTTTCCATTTGTGTAACATCCACGGCAATGGTTGATCTGTAATCCGGAGTAGCTACTTTGCCAATCGGGAACAAAACTTCTTCGGAGCCATCGGCACTGGCCGGGGCAACGAAGTTGAATTCCTTATGAGTTCCATCACTTTCTTTTTTAATCCAGGTCATTTTCAGATAATTTTAGGTTCTATACCAAAACGGGCTTTGAATTTCGACTTGTACAAGTCCGGGTACTTGTCGCGCAGCAGCACCAGTTTGCCCTCCATGTCGAGGGTTTTCCAGTCCTTTTCTTGCAGGTCGGCCATTTCAACGGCATTGTTGTCTTCAGCATCCTTCAGTTGTCCGGCAACGCTTTTGCGCTTTGAAAGCGCTTCAATAGTTGCCTTTGCACTTTCATGGTCGGCATCAAATAGCTTCAGGTAGCTGTCTTTTGCTTTTGCATCCAGCCGTCCATCCTTCACCGCTGCGTCAACCAGCGCTATGGCCTCGGCTTTCTGTTTGTCCTTTTCAGCCTTGTTTACAGCGTCAATACGGTCGGCGAGGATCGTGTTTTCGTTTTTCAGGCGGTCGCGGTCAGCTACAATCTGCCGCATTGCCATTGCCACATCGCTTTCGCTTGCGGTGTCGGCCAGATTCAGAATCTTAGCGAGTTCCTTCATGTTATTACGTTTAAAATTGAATTTTGCAGGTATATCAAAAAGCCTTATCAGGATCTCCTCGTCGTCCATGTCGATACGGTCGCCGGTTGTACGATCATAAAACGCCATGGCGTTGTGGTTTCCGCCTATGGTTACAATAGAAGCTTCGCGAACCGTCCACCTGGTAACCGTAGGCCCGCGCTGCCCTTCCAGTTTCATCACCGGGTTGTCATCCACCTCCTCCGGGGGCCAGGCGCCTATGCTGGCCATGCGGATAAAATCACGTTCAACTTTGCCTTTCACCTCGCGGCCGGTAACATCCTGATCATCAAACACTGGATCGGCAATGATCTTACCGCCTTCCTTGCGAATGTTTTCCCAGCGTCCTATCGGCATGCTATAGTCGTTGTGATTAAGTAGCATCACCGGATTTTTTTTAAACTCCTCCAAATTAGCACCGGATGTGAGAAGTCGAAACCCTCGGGTGTTTACGCTTTCATCGTGTAATATGAAACTTTTTACGGCCATATCGGGTTTACTTTTTCTCAAAGGAAAAAGCAACAGTTCAATTGAACAAAAAAGTTCTTAAAGATTAATGGATATTCCTTAACCATTGGTTAATTATTTCTGTATAAAACCCCTAAAAAGTAGTTTCGTGAGAAAAAAGAGCATGGTCGGACTTACCAATAAGCAAAAGAAAGAGTGGGCCCAGCTGCTGTTCACGAAAGAAAACATTACACAAAAGGAAGTTGCCGAACGGATAGGTGTTTCAGTTCAAACCATGAGTAAGTGGGTTAATTTGGGAAAATGGGAGGAGCTGAAAGTTTCAATTACCATAACGAAAGAGGAACAATTAAAAAACATGTACAAGCAACTATCCGAAATTAACAAAGCCATTGCCGAACGAGAAGAGGGTAAACGATATGCAACCAGTTCCGAGGCTGACACCATCAGCAAGTTAGCCGTAGCTATTGAAAAAATGGAAAACGACATTGGACTGGCCGACATTATCAGCACATTCCGGTCGTTCGTCGACTGGTTGCGCGGGTTCAATATAACCCAGGCACAGGAACTCACACCACTTTTCGATTCATTCATCAAAAGCCGAATTAAATGAAACGACTCAACCTCAACGACCGCGATGCCCTGAGACAATGGGAGTACTTCCGTCGCCAGGTTATGGAAGCTACTACTGTGGATTCGTTTGAGAGCGAGTTCGACAAGCAGTCACGTGTAGCTATGCTTGAAAGCAATCCTGAGGGTTGGTTTCAGTATTACTTTCCGCATTACTACAAGTGCAAATCAGCAAAATTTCACCGCGACGCCACCAGGCGGCTTTTAAATAATAAACGCTGGTACGAAGTGCGAGCCTGGAGCCGTGAGCTGGCAAAAAGCGTTCGCAGCATGATGGAGGTAATGTATATGGCCCTTACCGGAGAAATCCGCAACGTGCTTCTTATTTCCAACAGCCATGAAAATGCCGAACGGCTGCTGCTCCCATTTATGATCGAGTTCGAGAGCAATCTGCGTATCCGGAATGATTATGGGTTTCAGGAAAAACCCGGAAAGTGGGAAATCGGTGAGTTCACCACAATGGGCGGCGTGGCATTCCGCGCATTGGGAGCAGGGCAAAGTCCACGCGGAACACGTAACGAAAGCTGGCGCCCCGACTTTATTCTTGTGGATGATATTGATACCGATGAAGAAACCCGCAACCCAGAACGGATTACAAAAAAATGGAACTGGATTGAACAGGCTCTCATACCAACTGTATCTGTGTCAGGCAATTACCGAATTATTTTCAACGGAAATATAATTGCCAGAGATTGCTGCATTACCCGCGCCATTAAAATGGCAAACCATGCTGATATAATTAATATTCGGAATAAAATCGGAAAAAGCACATGGCCCGAAAAAAACAGCGAGGAAGACATCGACCACATCCTGAATCTAGTGAGTACAGCCAGCGGCCAAAAGGAATATTTCAACAATCCGCTCAGCGAAGGCGATATTTTTGCCCAAATGACCTGGGCGCCGGTCCCACCGCTCACTAAGTTTCGTTTTTTGATTGCTTAGGGCGACCCAGCGCCATCAAACACAAAAAACGTG